ATTTTAGCATATTTAGCATCAGAGTGATACACATTTAATGATTGTGATTGGTCAACATACTTATTTCTAATTATAGACAAATCCAATAATACTTTTTGTGGTATTTCCCATACATCTTTATATCTAAATCTAACATCTTCTGGAATTTCTACAATATTTTGAATGCTACCTTGATTAGCAATAACTTTATCAATCATATCTCTATCCCATAAACCTAAATCTAATAATTCATTTACCAAATATTTGTTTACGATTAAGAACTCACCTTGACCTACACGTCTTGTAAATAAGTTAGATGTTACTGGTTCAAATGATTCGAATACACCTAATAAAATAGCAGAAGATGCAGTCGGCATAAGTGCTAATAATAAACTGTTTAACATTGGGATTGGTTGACCTTCTGGTAATGGTGACCATCCTTCGATATAAGTTTTACCTTCTGAATATGGACTACCTTCCCATGATGGATAATTTCTACCTTGTTCAATAGCTAATCTCATAGATTCTTCAACAGCAGCTTTATACATCGTTTCAAAGATATCTTTGTTCCATTGTTTAGCTTCTTCTGATTCATAAGCAATTTTTTTCTTAGCAAAGAAATCAGCCATACCAGCTACACCTATAGCTAACGCTCTTTGGTCTTCACCAGCAGCTTTACTCCAATCGTCAGACCATTTGTTTCTATCTATCACCTTATTTAAAGCCTTCACAAGAACTTTTGTTGTCTTAGCAATAGTTTCTAGTGTATCGTGTTGTGAAAGGTTAACAGAAGCCAACGTACACTGTGGAGTGTATTTTGGTTTTGATGCTTGGAATACTTCAATACAAAGATTACTTTGTTTGATGATTCCAATATTTCTTTGCATATTGTTTTTATTAGCATTATCTTTAAACATCACATATGGTTTTCCACTTTCAACTTGTGATTTGATAATAGCATCAAAAATACTTTTAGGATTAACTTTTTTACCCAAACCTAATTCTACAGCTTTGTAGTATTCAGCAACGAATTCTTCACCATGTAATTCATAAAGTGGTGTTAAACCAGCTTTTTTAATTTCATTAGGGCAGAATGTATACCAATCTTCATTGTTTTGTAATTTTTCCATAAACAAATCGTTGATAATCACAGATGTGAATAAATCTCTAGTTCTTAATTGCTCATCACCAATAGGTAATGTTAACTCTAAGAAATCTAATATATCTCTATGCCATACTGATAAGTATAACGCACAACTTCCAGAACGAGAACCTTGTTTATAGAATCTCATTTTAGATTGAACCATATCCGCTAATCTAATAACACCTCCAGCATTACCTTTAAATGATTCTACAATGCTATCTTTAGAACGTAATGGGTCGATTAATAATCCAATACCAGAACCTTCTTTTGATGCAGCAGCAATTTTTGTTAATGTTTCTTCAATACCTTCAAATGAATCTTCTTCTAAATGAGTTAAGTTACATGAAATCATACCGTTTCTTTCTGGCACACCAGCATTCGTATATGTTGGTGTTGCAAAATTACCACGTTTTGACGTAATCTCATCTAATAATTCAATTCTATCTGATTCATTATCTTCATGTAAATAACCAGCAACACGATTATACATACATGATGGTAACTCAGTTGCCGTTTTTTTATCATCTTTTAATGAATATTTTGATAAAAAAGTTGTAGCCGCAAAGAAATCATAAGTCAAATCAACTGGTTGTAATTCTTTACCAACGATTTTAGATTGTCTTGATAAAAGAATTCTACCACCCAGTAATGAATAATCTGGGTGTTGAATCACTTTATCAGCCGCTTTAAACGCTATTATCTCATCTATTTCTGTTGTTGTAATATTATCACTAATCAACGGAATTACTTCTTGGAATAACGTATCAGAATCAACTTTAAGACCTTTAGCTTGAGTCTTGATTCTAGTTAATATTTTGTTTGGCGTAAACGCTTGTGTCGATTTATCTCTTTTTACTATTCTCATATCTTATTATAATTAAAATTCTTCATCAAACATACCATCTATCGTTGTTGGTATCTCAACTCTAGTATATTCACCTTCTCTTTTTTCAAAAAAATTATTTTTAGAAGATAATCCAATTCTAGACATATATTCTAAAGGATTTCTAACATTGAACTCAACTGGACAACCAAAGTCATTCAAGACAATATCCGTAACGTATTGAACGTATTTAATCATATCTTGTTTTGTTAAACCTTGAAGACCATCTGGCATACTTTCTTCGATGAAAACTTTTTCAACTTCGTAACAACCTAAAACTATTTTTCTGATTTCTTCTTTTGATAGTTTATATTCATCTTTAAGATAGTTTTTATATAATCTAAGAGCAAACTCGTAATGGAATGTTTCATCACGTAAAATCAATTCATTCATTGCAGCTAGTCCTGGCATTTTATTACGACTTCTATACCAGAATACACCAGCAAAAACACTAGCAAATGAAATACCTTCAACACAAGCAAACGCTAATAATCTGTGTGGGAACGATGGATGTTGAATCCAATTTTCACCCCAAGCAGCTTTTTTAGCAACAGCTGGATTTGATTCCATAGCATTAAATAATGCTTCTTTTTCAATTAAATCTTTGATATATGTCTCAATCAATAATGAATAACCGTTTGCATGTACTTGTTCTATAAACGTTTGGTGACCATAAAAATATTGGGCCTCTAATATTTCAACTTCTCTTTGAAAGTTGTTGGCTAAATTTTCTATAACCAAACCATCTGAAATAGCAAAAAATGCTAAGATGTTTTTAAGATAAATTTTTTCCTCTTCTTTTAATTCATCAAATTTATCTTTTGATAAGTCTGGTTCTTCAGCAACCCAAGTTTGGGCTTCGGCTTTCTTGTAATCTTCCCATAAGTCATTATGAATTACTGGGAAAATAGAATACCTTTTCTTTAAAGTTTTGTCTTTTAAATACATATTTTATTTTATTTTATATTAGTCTACCTTAGTTATATTTAAGGCATTTATGAGTGCATTTTTTTGTTGTGCATGCTCTAACGCTTCAGCTACTCTTTTTTGTCCAGCAACTTCTTTACCGTGTTTGTGTTCAGTATGTGTCATAGCACCATTGCTATTACCCATATCAATTTGAATTTTAGCGTTATCAAATCTAATGTTTTCGTAAATAACACCAGACTTACCAAAACGTGATTTTAAGATAGCCATAGTAGCAGTTCCAGCTTCTTTTTGGTCTAATGTTTTAGCGATAGATACAACAAAGTGAGCAATTTGTGCTTTTTTAATCGAACCACCCATTTGGTCAGCCTCAACTACATCAGCTTTAATCGAGCTTCTATTCCCTTGAATTGCGGTCCATCCAGCGATATCCAATTCAGCTAACATAGCTTCAAATTGTCTCATAACACTACCCTCACCTACGTTTGCATCATCATATCTTTTAGATGGTTCAACACAATCGATGTAATCTAATAAAACCATATCTGGTTTCCAACCTTGTGCTATTAACTTTCTGATATATTGTCTAATAACTGGTATAGTTGTACCATCACTAGAAAACTTTTTAAGTCTTAAAGAACCTTTTCCTTTAGCCATTTCTTTAGACATTTCTTCAAGTTCTGTTTTATGGTCAGCTAATTCATTTAAATCAAACCCAGACCAACATGCTAAATGTTTTCTTTGAATTACTTTTGGATTATCTTCAAAGAATATTTGTAAAACTTTATTACCATCATTCATAGATGTGTTTGCTATTTTGGTAATCATTGTGGTTTTACCAACACCAAACGGTGCTAAAATAGTTGCTAATTCACCTTTAGCTAAACCACCATCCATTATTTCATCCAACCCTTTAATACCAGTTCTGATTGGTTTTCTAAAGTCTTCATCTAATACGCTACTTATGTCATCAAAAACATCCATACCATCATCTTTGTTATCACCACGTTCAAGTGCTTTTCTTAATATAGATTCACATTGTTCATAATCTTCAATGTTACCTTTATTGATTATTTTGGTGATTTCAGCATTAGCTTTTTTAAGTTCTTGTGTTTTACAGAACTTCATTGCTAAATCTTGTATCTTTAAAGTATCGTTTAAATCAGCCTCTTGTACCTTTCTTAACTGACTGATGATATATTTACGTTGAATATCATCTGAAACATCTTCTAATAGTCTAATTTCTAAACTACCTACATCTGGTATTACATCATCTTTTGTTTTGGCATCTTTAATTGTTGCGGCAACAACTCTTAAATAAGGGTCTTCAAAATAATTTGGGTCAATAATGTCAATGATATTGTTAGCGAACTTTCGGTCTGTTAAAATTTGGGCTATTAATCTTGTCTGATAATCTGCCCCTAAATACCCTAAATTACTTTTATCAATTTTTGCCATATGGTTAATACTTTTTTAAAAACTTTGTTGTTATAATAAATATAGAATGGTTGGCATTAAGCACCAACCATTGTATATTTTTTTTGACTGAAATATTGTCTGATTTCTGACATGATAGATGGTATAATTTCTCTAACATCTACCGCATATCTCACCTTTGGTGGGAAATAATTACCACAGAACTCACTTTTAGCAACTGTCACTTTGTCAACCTTTAATTCAAATTGAAAATTATCAACTTTATCAAAAATTGTTTTAACAGTTTCTTCTTTTTGAATAAAGTAAGGGTTGAAATTATCCCATAAGTAATCAATCGATTTGTTTTGTAAGTATTTTGGTATAATACCCAGACCACCATATTGGCCATTGTTCATTCCAGCGATGTTATCCATCAATTCTTTAAGTTCGTAAGACTTTAAAACATTCTCATTATAATCACGAATGTTAAAATACCTTTGACAAATAATATGGTCATTAATGTAAAGGATAAATTCAAATCTTTGCTCTTCAACTCTATTAGTTGATGGTGCGCTGTTTTCTGTTTTTGTGCTCATCTTTTTTATGTATTAGTTATTAAAAAATTAAATTTTCTCTTTCTATTAGTTTTTTAAATGGTAGTAGATAATCTGGATATCTCACTTCACCTATTGTTCTATCTAAACCATCTCTATGCATAAACTCATAAATGTTTTTTAGTTCTCTCCCAGTATCGTTCAAAGTACCATCTATAAGTTCATTAAAATTGTTTATAGCTTCTTCAGTCATTAATGGTTTTCTAAGGTTGATAAGTTTTTCGTTTATTTCGTAAATCTTATCACCTTGAGCCCCATCAGTAACACCATTTATGATGTTATCTAAAACTTTCAAAGGTTTTTTCTTTTCAGCTATTCTAGCCGCTTGTTTTTCTTTTGCTAGTTCGATTAATTCTTCTAAGAATATTTCTCTTTCAGTTATCTCTGGAAAGTTATTATACAATGTTTCCTCTCCTAACCCTTTTATTCCTTTTATACTATCTGAATTATCACCAATTAACATTTTAAATAAACATGCATTTTCTAACTTATAGCGAAAGTACGAATTAAAATTAGTTTTGTCAACATAATTCTTCTTATCTAAGTAATAAATTCTTACATCATCGTCAATAAGTTGAGCCATGTCTCTGTCGTTAGTACAGATAGTAATTTTTTCATTAGGTTTTTTTGTTAGACAATAATATCCTATAAAGTCATCACCTTCAACAACTTCATCAATTAATTGTCTTACATATAAATCATTGAGATATTCCCAGATTAGGGCTCTTTGTCTGATTTCCTCTTCATCTATTGGATACGTGCCATTTTTGTAGTCTTTTCCTCTGGCACTTTTGTATGGTTCGTAGATATCATAACGTAATCTACCACTTAATTTACCGTCCCAAAATACAAATACTCTGTGATATAGGTCTTCGGTAAGTAATTTTCTTACAGTAGTTAAAAAAGAATATAAACCACCTACATATTCACCTTTGTGGTTATACTCATCTTTGGCTCCAGCAAATGCCCTCTTAAAAAGGGCATTGCCGTCAACCAATAATGTATTCTGAATTTTTTGTACTGTTTCACCATTTCTTGGCGGTCTTTTATTCACAGCATAAAACTTTAAATGTTAAACAATAATTAAGCAGACATATCTTCTCTACTTAACCCTACCTCTTCTTTTACGATTTCAAAATCATCGTATTCTGTTTCTAATTGAGCTTTGAAAAACTCTTTGTATTCTTTTGTATACTCGTTGATTTTATCTGGACTTACATAACCATGTGGTACAGATGCAATTTTTCCTTTTTGAACAACACCATTAACTTGGTTTTTCTCACATCTAATTCTAGTTTCAACACCGAACTCATATTCGTTACCGTTCAACGTAGCTTTTAATTTCTCAGTTGAGTGAGTCAATATACCACCGAAATGGAAAATAAGTCTTGGAGAGTAGAAGAATGCTTCACCACCTTTATGTTTAATAACTTTGTTCTCGTTATCTAACCAAATTTGTTGTACAACAGCAAATGTTGCAGTGTATTTAGAATCTTCACGTCTTGATGCTGGGATTCTATAGTTAATTAATGATTTGAAACAAGTAGCTAATGCACCAGCAGTCCATTGATTGTTAGTAGTTTTAGATGTAGCACCTTTGAAACAGTTAATAGAACCAACTGAGTCCCAAAAGAACGCAACGTCTCTAGGTAACACATCTTCTTGTTGTGCATCTAACATAGAATTCATGTGGTATGAAATGTCTTCAACAACTGGCTCATATCTTAATGGTTTACTAGTCATTTTACTATGTTGATGGTCATAACAAGAATACATTCTAACTAAATCTGGACCTTGTAAAAATATAAAGTCACCTTCATAATTTATTTCACCAGTTTCTTCATCTACAACTTCCTCAAATTGTACACCAATTTTTTTAGCATGGTCCCAGTTCCAGTTACCTTCAGTTTCATAAATAATAGGTAAGATACCTAATCTTTGACAACCAGCAACACCTTCATACATTGCAGTTGATTTACCAGTATTTGAGTAACCTCTAAAACTAGTAAAATAACCAATTGGAATTCCAGGTACCTTAACAGCTTCGTGAAAAGCTTCTGATAATGGAATCCAAGCTAAATCTCTTTCTTTAATTTGAAAATCTAAACCTTGATTTTTCTTAAAGTCATTTAAATTAAATTCTTTTTTCTCAATTCCTTTTGTTGGTTTTTTAGCCATTTTGTTAATATTACTTCTCTTGTTATTTTAGAACAAAAAGGGAGCAATTTCTCACTCCCTTTTGTTTAGTTTTTAGAACGGTAAATCGTCTTCATCTTCATCAGATGTAGCAACTGGTTCAGATTTAGGAGCTTTAGTTGTAGAAGCTTGTATATTAGCTTTTACATTTTCAACACCCATTGTTATTTCATCTTCCATAGATGAGTCAGTTGATTTAGAAGTCAAAGATTCTTTATCAACATATTTTTTCTCATCTTTGTCCCATACTGGAATCCCACCTTTAACGATTATTTCTAAATAATCATAAGATTTTACTGAATAAACATCTTCCCATGTTCTTTCATCAGCCAACCATTCAGCAGCTTTTTCAGCATCATCACTTAATGGTGTTGAATCTAACGCTACGATAGCAGAAACAACTGGAACATTGTTTTGGTTTCTGTTAATCGAGATTGACAAATCACGACCATTTTCAGCATCAGTGATATTTTTGTTTGTTTTCAACGCTGTTAATACACCGTGAATTTTATCAAAAACACCTTCTTTTCTGTAATCATGGTTGAATCTCCAGAATTTTACACCTTCGTCTTCGTGTTCTCTGTCAATTACTTTAACCACATACATTTTACGAGCGGCATATTTTTTTGCTAACTCTTTGTCAGATTCTTTACCAGTTGATAACAATTCTTCACGAGCCTCACAGAAAGGACAAGCTTCACCTTTTTCATGTTTTAAACAAGCAAAAGTTTTCCACTCACCGTCAATTTGTACTTTGTGACCGTGTACCTCAATAAAAGGGGAACCGTTTTTAGATGGAAGGATTCTGATTTCCTTAGTTGCAGATTTCACACCGTCTTTAATGTGTGTGTTAAAGTAGTTTTTTAAATCATAGACTTTCTCTGATTTTTTCTCGTACTTAGGAGCGTTGTTTTTCTCGTACTGTTCTAGCATTGCTTCCAATGCGCTTTTTTCATTACTCATTTTACTTCTATTTTTAGTTTATGTTATTACTTACACAGTTAAATTATATTACAAATATACTACACAATTGGTCAAAAGTCAAGTAATTTTTTAATATAATTTTATTTAATTTTTTACAAATGTACAACATTTATATTCATATTGCAACATGTTAATAAAAAAAATTAAGGCCCATAAAAATGAGCCCTAATAATTTGGTTTTTAATTATTTAAATATCTTCTTCTTCAAATTCGTCTTCTACTCCAAAACTTTTTTTAATTTCTGGTTCACTATATGTATTGTCAACCTCGTCTTGTGTTAAAACGTATTCTTTAGGTTCGTTGTTTTTATTCATTACATCATATTGACCTTCTTTATCAGCCCAATAATCAGTTAATTTTTGAGAATAAGGGTATGAACTTAATGAACGCATTTCTAATTTTTCAACTGGTGTTGGATTTCTTTTAACTATCTCTTGTTCTAAATCTTCAATTTTAGTACTTAAAGCATCCATACTAGCAATACGTGATTCTAAATCAGCTAATTTTTGTAATAACATTTCAGTATTCTGAGATGCTTTATCAGCAGCAGCTTTTGCTTCTTCTGAACCTTTAACTAATGAAGTAACATCAATTTCAACATCATTAGAATCGTCAGCTATTGGTTCTTCTTCTGGTGTTTCTTCTGGCGTTTCCTCATCGCTACCAAAATCCATATCACCTATTTCACCTTCCTCACCTTCTGGTGCATCAGTAGCTGCTGGGTCTTCACCTTCTGGTGCGTCAGTAGCTGGCATATCAACACCTAAATCCTTAGCTATATCAGCAGCTGCTTCTTCATCACCTTCAGCTTCTTCTAAATCAGATAAAATTAATGGTTTATCGTATTGTGGAATTACTTCTTCACCACTATAAAAATTAAAACTTTCTAATACTTTAATTCTTTTAAGTTCCTCTTTAAGTAATTCTGGGTTAAATTTTGTTTTCTTTCTCATATTAAAATAATAATTGTCTTCCGTCTTCAGTAATTATTTTCTTGTTGATTCTTTCAACTAAACTTTTATCTCCTTTGATAACACAAACACCAGAACTACAGTCCATATTTGGGTCTTGATTTTCTTGGTTCAAAAATGAATCTAAATTAGAATTCAATTTGTTTTTGTTTTCAGTTGTATTGTTTTTATTTTCGTTTTCCATATTAAATAAGTTTTTAATAACGTTATCTTATATATAAATATCTTTATCCGATTAAAAAACCCTATTTATGTTGAAAATAGTTAATTCTTCACCATTTAATAATATCATTTTATTTTGATATTCGTTCCAATCAATCTTAATTGTTTTATTATCGATATTACCTATCGATTCTGGATATAATTGTTCGATTAATTTATTTAATGCATTTATTGTATAGATAGCATTACCTTTTTTATGGATGATAACAGCACTTGGAAACAAGTGTTTTAAATTAAGTGGTTTATCTTTTTGGATATTTAATTTAAAAGTAATTATTAACTTAGATTCATCATCTAAATTTTTATAACAAAAAACTTTGTCTTTGGTAATACTAAATTTGGCTTCTAAATAATTTAAAAACCAATCAACTCTCTCTGGAAATATAAAAGTTGCTAATAGTATTGTTTTGTTCATTTCTTATAAAGTATAAAAAGGGTAAATATTTAACTTGTAAGCCAAGTTCATCAATATAATTTTTATATTCTATAAGTATCTTGGAATCCTCCAAAAACACTATACTTTTAGTTTTAATTTTGTATTTTATTCTGTTGGTATCTAACCCAACAAAACGTAATAGTTTTAAATCAACACCAAATATAAATTTATCCCCAAAAATATAGACCATATCGCCATTAACAAACGATATTATTTTTTCTATACTGTAGATTTTTCTTATTATTTTTTTTATAGATGATGATTGATATTGTATTGGGTCAACTATAATATAAGTTAATTTATTTGCTAAATCATTATAAACTTTATTCTCGAACCAAATTAAATCTTCTTCATGTTTATCACGTCTTTCATTTTTTTTAAAAGTCCAATAAAGATTTGGTTCAAGTTCACTATTTAAAATATCAAAATCTGGATAATTTTTATTAACATAATCAAAACCAATAATCAATGTAGGTAACCCATGAATTATTTCATCCATGGATTTAACCACATTAAATTCTTTCCCTAATTTTAGGTCATTAGTTGATACAATATTCGCAATTTCCATATTGCAAATTTACAACATTTATTTTAAATTACCAAGCTAATTCATCACCAGATGCTTCAAATCTTCTAAAAAAGTCATTAGCATACTGACTTCTGGTTGCTTGATAACTACTTTTGTATGTATCGTATCCTTTATTACATTTATGACAAATCTCAACTAATCTTGCAAATTCATATGCCGAACTATTAGAATATTTTTTAGTCCCATAAGAATCATCTAAGTTTAACCATTCTTTATATGTACTCATAGTTGTTATATATTCTAGTTGTTTATCTACAGTTTCACCAATTGTTTGTAATACAACTTTTGCGTTTGTACTACCACCTTTTGGTGTGTACAAACCATTCCATTGTATTAAACCAACTGATGGATAACCATTTAAATCTCGTTTATTTGTTGCGTCTGGCTGCCACGTACCACCAGTTTCATGATGTATATTACCCATAATACCAGCAACTTGTGTTTTTGTTAACCCCCTAGCTTTAAAGAAATTTTTAGTTTTTAATTGTGCCGATTTAATCGATGTTTTAGTTGCTGTTGTACTAGCATTTGAATTAATATCATTAGCTCTATCACTAACAGATGTTGTTTTATATTCAATACCAGTATAAACAGATTCTTTACCATCTTTACCTTTAGGGTTTTTAACAAATGATTTTATTTTAGATTCTTTTATATCAGATAAAGGATTATCACTAGCTTTATTATTACCTAAAGCTGGTATTGGTTGATTTCTAAGCATGTATATAGCCGATGTACCATGGTATTCCCAATGCCAATGTTCTTCACCATTTATTGTTCCAACACCTCTACCATCATTAGCCCAATATGGTTGAACAAAACCATATTCATATGAATGTTGATATAACCATTTTAAAGCTGGGTTTTTTTCAAAACTAAACATGTCTGGCGAACTACCAGTTTTAAAATTATTTCTAAAGATGTTACCTTTTTTATCAAAAAATTGAAGGTCTACGGCTAAACCAAATGCATGCATTGAATTAGAACCATTTGTTCTAAATAAACATGTTATATATGCATATATATCATCACCATTCTCTTTAGTAATAACTTTAAAACCATTACTACTCATCCATTTAGTCCAATCAGTTAACATTTTAGTTAATGGTTCAACCGCTTCACAAATCATTTGTTTGTTAGGGTTTAACTGGAATGAAATGCCTGGAATTTTTTCAACTTTACATGGTTTAATATTACCAGAATTGATATTACTACCAGAACAACCATTATCAATTAATGTTTGTAATATAGGTGGTGATGATTTAGGTATCGCACCAGAAGCATTTATTGTACCGCTTGAATCCCCAGTGGCTTCTAACGTATTTATCAATTCCATATAAACATCATACGAATCAATTAATCTAGTTTCTGGATATCTAATTCTAACACCAGTAAAATTAGTTGACATATTATGTGGTCTAATTGAATGAGAAACTTTAGTTATCATATACGCACCATGGAACATAGGTATATTATCCAATTGAAAATACATCATAGGTTGAATCATGGCATTACCCATCATTTCAACTTTCGCTGTATAACTTCTAACCGCATATACGTTATAAATATTTTGACCAACAATAGCTCTATTATGTTCAGTACCTTTTTGTGAAAGTTCATCTTGAATCTGTAATGATTCATCAGTTTCTGTAAATTCGCTTTGGTCTAATTGTATATCTTTAAAAATATTTTGATTTTGTTGACTATATTTCACAACAAAAGCACTAACTGGTTCTTCATATTCTGCATATTGTCCAGATATAAAATCTTTAGGACTTTCAACCGAAATTGAACTACCATTACACCTTAAATCGAATCCATCATTAGGGTATTTTGAACTATGACCATCAGCAAATCTTTCTGGTGCACCATAATCTAGATGTTTTGAAGTTTGACCTACATAAACACAAACAAATGATGGACCACATGCACCTTGTGGAATTTCATCTTGTATATAACTAAATGGTTTAAATATTGATGTCATCACTTTTTCATCATTAAAATTGATGAAATTAGGTAATGGTTGGAAATTAAAGTTATTACTACTTAATGTTTTAGAAATTAAATCATAGGAACTACTATTGGCGTTATGTAATAATATTTCATTTATAGGTAATGGATTAATATATAATTGGTCACCTATATCTCTAAAACTTCTACTAACAAACCTAAAACTATCAATCATCCTAATTTTAGGTTCACCTTGGTTATTACTATATTTTTTAGCTAATTTTTCATCAACCAAACTTCTACCACCACATTGGAAGATTAAATTATCAATATCTTTAGCACCACCTAACCATTTATCATAAATGTTTTTACATGTTCTATATAATTGTAATTTAATAGCATCTGTATTTGTTGTACCAAAAATTTCTAAATCAATTTTTTGATTTTTCTTTTCTTCATCTAATGAATCTTTTTTATTTTTAAGTGCTTCGATAACAGCTTCAAAATAAGAATTAAAAACGTCAGATTTTACCTTTATAGGTGTTCTCTTTTTATTGATTTTTGTATCATCATTTTTAGTCCAAACTTTATAAGTTGAGTTAAATATTAATGATTCTTCACATAACGCTTGTAATAAAGTTATAACAGCTGGTGAACCATCTTTTAATTCTAAAAATAAATGAAAATCATTTGCATCAGCTGTAAATGGGTCTCCAAGAGTACCAAATACATTTTCTGGTTGAACAGCTGTAATTGTTTCATAATTAGTTAATATTACATCTTTTTTAACTTTTAAATCAGCTGAATTTTGACTAAATAAAAAAGACCTTTTAAATTCAGATGCGCCTCTCCAAAGATAAATACCAGTTAATGGAACGAAATATTTTTCTAATCTTATATTTTCTATGAATGTTGTAAGACCATTATTATTAACTTCAAAAATTTCTAATTTATCAGCTATTGTTCTCCAACTAATACCAGAGTCAGTACCATTAACAAAATGAAAAAACATCTTAATAAACTCATATTTAATTTGCATTGGTAATCTGTTAATTAAATCTTCGTCTTCAATATCATCATATGATATAGTGTCACCTTCCCAAAAACTATCTAAAACTTTTGGAAAATATTCATCTTTATTTGGTAAACCAGAAGAACCAAACTTAGCTAAACTTTCAAATGTAATGGGGTCATTGGTACCAGAACCACCACCAATTTGCATACCGTTATCATCTTTTATAGGTTTTTCACTTAAATTTCTCCAGAACATACCACCTATATAAGCACACCAAAGTCTAGGTGCATGAACAATACCAGAACTATTTCTAAATAAATTTTTTATTTCCGCTTGACCTAATGGGTTAGATGTATCCCATTTAAAATTAAAAGGTAACGTTTGTAAAAATAAATACGCTTTTGCCGCTTGAGAATTTTGATTATAATATAAATCACTACCGAATAAACTAAAACTATGTGGAGAATATGGTTCAAGTTCTTTAGTGCTAAACCAACCAGGAAGAGATGTATCAGAATCGTATGTTAATTCAACGTATGGATATGATATGGTATCCGCTTGACCAGATAAATATTGTTTAAATAAAGCTCTGTTTATTCCTAAATTTTTATGATAAAAAAGATTACTAGTAAACATATCACCATTTTCATGCTCGTAACCACTAGTTCTATCATTTTCATCTAATAAAGATATAGTTTCTTTAGATATTGAATAATCACCGCCATTGTGATAATTTGCTGGTTTACCATCTGCAAGTGCTGATGCTTTTCTGGTTAAAGCTAAACCTTTTTGTCCATCTTTATAAAAAACATACATTAAAGGTAACCCTTCTAAACTTGAATCACCCCAATCCATTTTTTCAAATTCTTGAACCCCAAGTCCACCTCCAAATACGTTATAACCAGCAGATTTATCAGTTACCTCTTGTTTTAATTTATCTAAACTAAAAACAGATTCATATGTTAATTGTGTCCCAGTTTCTGGTAACGCTTTTTTTAATTCAACATCACCAATATTAAAAATTCTAACATATATTCCACCATCATCTGGTTTTTCAACCCCACTTACATTACCATCAGAATCTTCAATCATATTAGAACTATAATTAGTAAAAAATATACTACCTTCTAAATCTCTTTTTTCTATTAATGTTTTATTAACATTATACCAATAAGCTTTAACACTAGAAGTTGAATTGAAACCATCTGATATAGGTAATAATTTTTGTTCTAAATAATCGTCTTTATATTTAAACATGTAAACATATTCAACTTCATTGTTTTCTTCAATAACAACGTTCCTAGAAGCTGTATCATCATTTATTCTACCAGATACATTTTTAAAAGTATCAACCGTTACATCTAACATTGCAGATTTTAATTTATCGTCTTTAACGCCATTTATCATTGCTTCAACCTCTATTTGAGCTAAAGCTAAAATTTCTTCATTAGACATAAAATCTGGGTTATATGAATAACCTAAAAGAGTCATTGCTCTAATAAGCATTATACGAACAATATCCTCTTGATTAAGAATTTCATATCTTTCATATGGTTGTTTATCTATAAAAATTTCAGAATCAAATGGATTTATTGAAAACCATGTTGTTTCTTCTTTTTCTTCTTGGTCGATAGTTTCTTGTTGGTCTTTATATGATTGTCTAAATGCTTCTAACAATTCTTCAATAAAAACAATTTCGTCTACATTTTCTGGGTTCTCTAATACACCATCAGCACCTAAATATTTTTCAACATAAACTGATGAATTTTGATTACCGTTATCACCTTCAACTGTTTCATAATATCCATCAGTATTACTAGAATTATCTTCTTTTTCTCTGTAATCTGGCCATGGAAAAAATTCATTTTTTTCTCTATATAGATTATGTATATCACTAGTGTTTAAATCACCACCAGTAAATTTTTTAGCCAATTCAGTTGTCCTATCAGCATTAGCTATGGCCGATGTTGAAACCGTAAAAATAGTTTCAGCAAATACTTCAATAGCAGCAGTAAAACATTCAATTATTGGTCTTACCGTTGGTTGAAAACCTAATTCTTCTCTAACAGTATCAGCAAAATCTCTAGCCAAAGTTTTTTTCTCAACATCTTGTTTTGAATTTAATGTGACAATTAGTTCTGAAAGTTTTTGGTTTAATAAACTCATGTCAAAAACATCTAAAGATTCATCATCACCTAAACCTTTATTATTTTTTTCAATATGTGTTAATATACTTTGTTTTATTGTGGTAATTTCAGTTTCAGATGGGTTACCTAATTTAGCTGATAAATTAGTATTGTCATCAGATTTTAGTTCTGATTTAGTTATACCCTTATATAGTTTACCACCATTAGTGTTTGTTGCTATTTGTATGTTAATAAAATCATTTTCATCTAATAAAAAAGATTCTGGTGTTGTTTCATTGTATGAAGCAATATCAGTTTTAACATTAGATATATACGATTCTTGTAAATATGTTTTATTTTCAGCACTAAAATCTTCAACATGTTTAAATACTATATAATCAAAATTCTTTTTATCTTGATTTAAATCGAATCTTATACCTAATTTATTAATTCTTGTTTTAAGTGATTCTAATTTACCAACAGCATCTTTTAATAAATCTATTTGTACAGCAGCTGGGTTATCAGATGATTCTCTTTTTAATTTTGTATTTATTTCAGATATTTGTTTTGATAAACCATTTAAAGTTAAAACGTTTCTACCAGTATCTTCCAAATATTTATCAAAACGTTGTTTTCCAATTGTTGTATAAGGTATTGCTTTTAAATAACCTATTAACATATCAGACATTAAAGCAAATGTATAACCAACAAAAGTAGCTGTTATCTCAAAATTACCATTTTGTGCATTAAATTTTGAATTGAATTTATATAGATGTAGACAATACTTAACTGGTAATCCATAAAATCCTTTTATTTCCAATTCAAACATAGGATAAGGTAATTGGAAGAAAGTAGTATATTTATTTCCCTTATTATTTAAAATATTTTCTTCATTTTGGAAAATTGAACTTCCCCTAACATCAACAAAGTTAATAGTTATCATTGGTGTCATGGATGCGTTAAACTCTATATCTATACTAGTTATACCTAGTGTTTCATCGTTGATTACATCTTTATCAAAAACTGTCGTTAAATCAGTAAATTTACTGGTTAAAACTTTTCTTCCACCTAATTCACTACCTTCAATAAAATTAACGTCAATTTGTGCGATATTTTCTGAAATACCACCAGTATCAACACCAGTTAATAAAGTCCTTTCTTTTCTAAAACTTTTTAATATTACGGATATATTTAAATCCTCTAAAGGTACAAAGATATTATCTTTTGAACCAAACCCACTAAAGTTGTTAGGGTCAACTAACTTTACTCTACCAGAATTACAACTTGTATTACTCGCCATATAACAATTTATGATTTTTTATTTCATTTATGTACCTTGAAATCGCATCTTCATACGGAAAAGGTATTGTAAGTGAAGTCATATCTGGTATATTAAACTCTAAACCACCATATTGTGGATTAGCAGCCATAATTACCCAACCACTCCATGGGTTATTATAAAACATATTACTCAATTTGTCAAGTCTAGTTACACCTTGTTTATAAGGATAACTTAAATCTGTTGATGTTGAGGGTATAATAATACCTGGAATTGGTTTAATACTATTACCATTTCTGAATTGTGAATATCTATCTACGTAACTTGCCATAATTTTTTATTTTTTTTTATTTGTAAGGAAAAGCACAATTCATTTTACCACCATTTCTAGTCCATTCAACAGTGAACATAGGTTGTGGTTTTGTTAACATTTCTGTAACGAATATTGCTTCATCATCAGCATCTTGAATATAATATTCTAAATTAAAATTTTCCACTGGTGGGTCTTTTTTAATTATTAATTCTGTTTCTCCAGTACTATCTGATGCTTGAACTATCATAGTGTTAGCATCGTTTTTTAAAATCGTAACGCTTCCAATATATAATTTATTTTTACCAGCATCTGATAATAAATAAAGACGACCAAGAACACCTTCTTGAGTACCTATCATAAATTCTTTAACATCTTTAGTTGGGTTAAACTTTAACACCAATTTTATAGTATAATCTGGATTAATAGTACCCTCTTTTTCGTAATTAACTGATACTATGCTGATATTTTTTTGTATTTCAAAAGCAGTATAACCACTAGTGGTTGCACTAGTCGTTGCACTAGTCGTACCAGTAGTACCACTACTAGCATTTTGATTATTTTCATTAGAAATAGTTGTCTCATTAGCTTTTGTTTGGTCAACATCACAACTATTTTTCTTACTTAGTTCTTCAGTTTTAGTTGTTAATGTTGGATTAATAGTGTATCTTCCATTATTAAAGTAATTTTTAGTAACATCAGACTGTTTACTTTCAATAGATATTTCCTTACCAGTTAATGGGTCTATATCTTTTAAAGTTGGTCCTTTTTCAGCTGAAATATAATCAGCTCTAGCTTCATAAATACCAGAATTAGCATAATAGTTAAATGATAATGCATTCTGTAATTTATTTATTGGACCATATAACGATTCGGCACCTATAAATTTAAAACTTAAACTAACATTTGCTATCATTGGTTGTACACCTATACCCTCTGGGTTTAAATCCCAAACCAAAGGTTCGTAATCAATACTTAAACTATCAATAGCTATTTTAGTATAGAAAAAATCACCAACTCTTAAAATACAAATAGGAGCTCTACCAAATGCTAAATTGTTAGCGTCAACACTTTCTAAAGTAGGTCCTTGTCTTGTACATTGATGTAAAAATGTTAATCTAGAATTTAACCCTTCTGGTGTTGTTGAGTGAAACGCTGGATGAAAATATCTAATTTTTTCTCTAAATTTATCAAAAATAAATCTATCATTTTTTAATAATTTATCAAAGAATAAAGTTTCATTATAGAATTTTTCTTTTAATGTTGTTGTTACTCTTTGTTCCGTTGTTTCAATACATGGAGCTGGTGGTGCAACCGCATCTAAAGCTGCTTTTGCATCATATTTAATTGATACAACAGCAAATCTATCTAATTTACAACCTTTTGTATCTGGCCTACAAACTTGAGCTCTTAATTTTTGACTCATACTACGTGGACAAGTTATACAACCATTTGCTGATTTTGTAGCTTTAACTTTATTTTTACAACCAGCCCCATTATTTTCATAGCAATTTTTTGTAACTGTTCCGTTTTCAATATCATAACCTATAGTCACCGTTGTTGAAGCTACTTCTTTACTATCAGATGTTTTAGCTATAAACTTTTTATCTATTTGTTCTTTAGTTAAACCTAATTGTGATGCCACATTATTAACTAGTAAGGTTCTAAGATATTTAGCCCTAGCCACAGCTAAATTTTTATTAGGTGTATCTTTACCTTGTGGACTAGCAAAACCAATTGTTTCAACATAACAAAATTCACATTTTTCTTTCAAAAATTTTGTTAGAGTTGGATAATAATTTGGGTCCATAAAACCTCTTATGTCAGTTCCATCTATACTAATAACTGGTGTTATTGGACTATTAACTGAAAAGTTTAAACCATAATTATAATCATCTGGCCAACTAGAATAAGTCCCTTGTGTATTTTTTGTAAATTCACCAGGCTGTAACCCAGTACCAGCACCGCTTGTATAATTGCTGTAATCAATATTAGTACTGCCAGATTTACCACCTTCATAACCTAGTACATTAGCATCTAATTTAGCAATATCATTTGGAAAATAAACTCTAAAATCTGGAACTTTTGGTGGTTCTGGTGGAGTTTTTTTAGGTTGTGGTATAGATTTAGTAGAAGGAACAATTTGTGACGATTGTTGTACTGTAAATCTATCTGTAAATATACTATCTGGTTCGATACAACCAGCAAAAAATGATGCTACATAATTATCATCTGGTCCGTTTGCACCTCTAAACGTATTGGCATATGTTGGGTGGTCAACTATTATTTTAAACGATAACTGACCGCTTCTTTCAGTATTATTATATGTATAGATATTTTCACCCCTACCAATAAATTTATGTGGTTCCCATTCTACACCAACACTTTCACTAATTTGAATATCATAAGGTGGAAACCACATTATTCTACCTCTCTTACCAGTCAAAGGGTCACCTAACCCTAATTCACCTTTAGGTAAAACAGCGTTAGAATCAGCCCAAGCTAAGTTTTCAATAGATAACATATAATTTTTAGCCGCACGTTTAACATCTGGATTTAAAAATTCATTTGTATAAGGTGCAATTTTAACAAATCCAGTATCTTCTAATACAGTATTTTGATTACTTAATCTAAATGGTACTCTACCCTCATCTGGACCATATAAGCCAGTACCTTCATATGTACCGCTTCTAACCATTCTAAATACATAATCATATCTTTCTCTAGTTGTCCAACTACGACAATAAACAAATTCTGGTTCCTTTTCTGTTATAGTTGTCCTACCATTTTCATCGTACATTGATGCTGATAAAACAGCACTACCTTTAGACATACCACCACCATTTGTTGTTTGTATTTGTGTTGACCTTTGGCTCATAATACCATCTCTAGTAACAATAGTTTTCATACCATTACTATTAAAAAGAAGTTGTGTTTTTGTTAATAAACTTTTTCTTTCACCAATGAATGGGAAGTAATCACCATAGAAATCAGAATTAGGTATACCACCCTCTCTAGAACCCCATGAAAACATGACTTTATTAACATTTGAACCATCTTTTTGTTCGTAACTATCTCTACCTTCTTTTATTGTATCTGGAAATTCATTCTCAACCAATTCTTCTCTGTTAGAATTTAAATTAGGTATAGTTTTAAACCCTTTACCACTACCGTCATTAGTAGCGAATAAATTTATAACTTCACCTTTTTCACTAAACGCATATATAATGGCATTTTCAATTCTTTCATCACCATCATTATCTTTTATATAAGAAGGAAAATAACCAGTTCTAAAGAAAGTATTATCTGGGTTATCATACCCTTTATCACTAGTACCAATTTGGTTTGCTTTAACATTTCTAAGTAAAGCTTTTAATTGACCTTTACCAGTTGTTAATAATAAATTATTAGCTCTTTCAATATTTTGTATTTCACCAGTTTCTGATTGAAAAATAGAACCAGCATCATTCATATAGCTTCTAGGTAATGTAAACCCTAAAACTTTTGCTGTATAATCTAACGCTTCACCAATATCATTATCTGGTATTGAAATTGTATAATCTGGTCTTAAACCAGTAAGACCATCACCTTTAATAACACTTAAAACATTTTCTCTAACATTAAATTTACCTATAATATCTTGTTGTAAATTAAAAGCAGCATTATTTGCCAATGCTAACGCTAATTGTTGACCACCTATTTGACCAAGTTTTGTATCTTTTAATAATCCAGTTGCACCTAACACCCTACCAGCTAATGATGACCTAATATCAAAATTAGAAACAACACCGTTTTGTGTTAAACCAACACCTTGTCCGTTTAATATACTACCAACAGCATTTGCCGCCTCTATACCAACACCATTACCAAATTTATTATCATTACCTAAATTAAGATTACCATAAGTGTCTAAATAACCACTAACTTGATTGTTAATACTTTTTATTTCTGAATTTATTAAATCAGAAACGTCAATTTGTTTTGTAGCATCTAAATAAAGATTTTTAATTACATTATCTTTTCTAAAATTACCATTATTTGACTTTATTAATAAACCATATTTTCTTATTAATTCATCTTCCGCTTTTCTAGGGTATGATTGAATACCTTGTGGCCATTCTGAATTACCGAATACGCTTAAACCATTTAAAGTAAATTCAATATCTTGAACATAATCAATAGTTTTTAAAGAATCAGCATTTGAGTCTATATTTTTAAAAGTATTTGGTAAAACATTTAAATTCTTATATGTAACACCCCATGTACTAATAGGGTAATTATTTGGTATAACGTTAGCACCAGCATTTACTAGTGTGTCTAATACTGGTTCACCAACTTTAGGGCTACCATTTATAGCTGTATTAGTTGAATAAGTACTAGGAAATACTGATGTTGGTAGTAAATTTTTATTCAATAAAAAGTCACGGATACCACCAAATGGTCCAGAAAAAGTACCAATCGCAACAGATGTTATAGTATTTTTAGTAGTCGGTGTTGGTGACTGTTGATTATAATATATTGGCATAGTAACATTATTTTATTATATAAATACTATATTAATAAACTTTTTATTAAAATAAATCTTTAATGAAATAAAAAAAGGTACCCATAATTGAGTACCTTTCTTTTTTAAAGTAAAACTATTATTATTTAGTTTCAATTTTCTTTATTGAATCTCTTAATTTTATTGCTTCTTCATAGTTTTGAGAAGAAACAGCTTGTTCTAATTTATATTTTAAATCAGAAACTTTTTCACTATTTTTTTCGTATTCTTTGATTAAATCTCTTAACCTTACAGCTTCTTCAAAATTTTGAGAATCGATAGCTTTGTTTAAAGAATTTTTTAAAGTACTTAATTCATCAGTTGAAGTTGGTGTATTAGTAGCTGTTGGATACCAATAATTATTATAACTTGTTGATGAAACATAATTAGTTGAAGTATAAGAACCATCATTTGAAGTAAAAGTTGTTCTATACCATTTTGAACCATCTTCATTAGTACCAGTTTCAGTTTTAGTTGTTCCTAATGTTGGAGTTAAATTATTTGTAATTTGATTATAAAATGATTCAAATTTTTCTTTATCTGTAAATAAAGTTTCAAATAAATTAATCAATGGTTGATTTTTTCTAAAATTCATAGTAAATTAGATTTTTAAATTATTATTATTATTATT